TCAGCATAAGGGGATTTACACAGTCCCTTCTCTTGTTTATTTCTTGCTTCTTCTACTCCTTATAGTATAGGGATTCTGTGGGTGTTCGTCAAGCCGCGCTGGCAGACTCTCTTCGAGATTGCCGGACTGATTGCTTGCCGCCTGCGGGCGGCCGTGCTGTTCGGCCCCTCTTCTCCGCAAGATAAAAAATGACCCCAAGCATGGGCTTGGGGCCATTTTTTATGCGGGAGAAGGGGGTCGAACACTCCACAGCTTTTTCTAACGGAAGTCACCGGGAACTTTTCGCCAGATACACAGCTTTCCCTCACAGTGCGTTCCTAACCCCTAACAAGCCGTTTTCCGCACTGAAAAATAAAAGTGGGTTACAAAAACGGGTTACTTTTCCGATTCCGAATTTTCCAAGATCTGAGAAAAGCGATTTTCCAGTGCCTGTGCCGTCTGCTGCGTTTCGCCTCGAAGGAGATGTGCATACACTCCGAACGTGTCCATCTGCCGCGAATGCCCCACAACCGACTTCACGGTGCCCTCTGGCAGTGTTTTTGCCACGCTAACGAAAGTATGGCGCAGATTATAAGGCGGAATATGCGGGATGCTATGGGCATCACAGTACCGGCTCCAACAACGATAATAGTGTTGTTCGTTCAAAATACAGAAAACGCTTTCCTCCTGCCCTGTCAGCTTGCGTTGAGCACTCAGGATTTCCTGCATTCGTGTTGTCATCGGAAGATCGCGTAACGCATTGTCGTTTTTACCGTGCGTTTCTTCTCCGAACACATTGATAGAACGGTGGATCTGAATCATCCCGTCTTGAATATCGTCCCAACGAAGACCGAGCAGTTCGCCGGGGCGGAGGCCGGTCACTGCACTGAATCTATAAGCATTTATGTAAGGGTCTGTAACCTCTTTCCTCCGCCAAGTCGTCGTATCAACAGAAAACAACAGCTTCAGGTGCTCTGGCTGTAAGATCGCCTTTTCCGTTGTTCTGGCCCCTTTGGAAACGCGCAGCGTCTCAGGCAGCAGCGTTGACATCTTATTCAGGCGAAGCCACTTGCAAAAGGCCCGCAGGTCAACACAAAGATTTTGCAGGTACTTTTTGCTTCTGCCCGCAGCGAACGCCTTGTTTACCACGGCTTGCAACTGAGCCTCTGTCAGATTCTCGACCTTAACGCGGCCTATCTCCGGCTGCACGCGGGTCCGCCACCGACTGTCTATCGGACGCCAGTTGGAATAGCTGGTCGTCGTCTTGACCTCTTCCAACCACTGCGTGTAGGCCTTTTCTACTGTGATACGGGTATTGATGATGCCTTCATCCAGCCATGCGTCTGCTTTGCGGTTTGCTTCCCGCTGGCCGGTGCGGCCGGTTTTTGCGCTGGTGAAGGTCTTGCGCACACCGTCCTTCTGTACTTTAATCTGCCAGCGGTTCTGGTTTGGAAGCCAGACGGCAGTGTTTGTACGTCGCCCCATAATACACCTCCGTTTGAGTACACTTTGACAAGCCCGCCCAAAAGAGGTATAATCGCAATGTCGAGTGTGCGATGCCCTCTTCTGGGTGAGCCGCTTATCTTAACTCCCTCGGTGTTGGTAGCACCGGGGGAGTTTTTGTTTATACTATCTTTTCGAAGACCATTGTGGCCTGAATTCGGTCGCCACCCATCAGACCTTTACTGCCGCCGTTTGCGGTAGTGATCGTATGGAGCCGATAGCCTTTGGCGGCCTGCTGGTTAATGACATTCTCCAGCTCCGTCAGATTTCCAGAGCCGGTACCGATGAACTTTTCCTTCAGGGTGACTTGAAGGACCACATACTGGTACGAATTACCAGATGCGGTAGAGTAAGAAGATTCTTTCTGAATTGTGTCCATGAAACCCATGATAATTTCCTCCTGTTTTTTATATATCCCGGCAGAGCCCCACGGCCTTGCCTTCGATCACTACGTTGTTCATGTCCTCCCGGCTGAGAATGATGCTGTTGAAAGCCGGATTCTCCGGTCGCAGCTCGATGAAGCTGTCGTGGAGGTAAACGTGCTTCAGGGTGGCCTCGCCATCAATGCGTACTGCTGCGATCTCGCCGTTTTCCACTTCTCGCTGGCTGCGGATCGCTACCAGATCGCCATCATGAATGCGCGGCTCCATACTGTTTCCCTTACAGGTCAGCGTGAAAGTAGCCCGCCAGTTGGACGGCACACAGACCATACATTCCACATTCTGCTCCGCTGTAATGGGCGTGCCACAGGCAATACGCCCTACTAGCGGCACAGTGTCCATTGCCGGCATAGGCTGAAAGCCCGGCGGGATGGGGGTGGGAGAGGCAGACGGATCTGCTGGTTTCGCATCATCGACAATTACACTTTTGGCAATACCGAAGTATGTTGCCATCTTTTCAACTGCCCCCATGCGAGGCACTTTGATTCCAAGCTCCCAAGTGGACACCGCCTTGTCACTGACCCCTGCAATCTTACCTAGTTCAGCCTGCGACAATCCGTGTTCCAGTCGGATTCTTTTAATATTTTCGGCGATGCTCATTCGAATCACTCCTTATATGTAAAGATTACACCAAAAGTAGATTATTGTCAACATCAATTCGAAAAAAGTCTACTTTAAGTTCTTGACATTCTACTAAAAGTGGAGTATAGTATTCTCAGGCCCAAACGAAAGGAGGTGGAAATTTGGGATTCACCGTTAAACAAGCTCGTCAGTACGCCGGTTTCACGCAGCGTGAAATGGCAGAAAAGCTCGGCGTTTCGCGCGACACATACCGTAAAATCGAGCAGTCGCCCGAAGATGCAACCGTTGCCACCGCGAAAAGAATCAGTGAGGTCGTCGGCATCCCCATCGACCAAATTTTTTTCGCCGATGTGTCTACTTAAAGTAGAGTGTCGTTTTCAAAGGAGGTGAACCAAATGGACAGTAACAAAAAGCCCAGCGAGCCGTCGGAAGCGGAACGCTGGGCAAAGATGGAAAACGAGATTCAGAAGCTCAAGCGGAGCAGGTCAATCCTTTGTGTCTCCAGCTTCGTTCAGAGTCTTCTCCTCTGGCGAATCATCGGACAAATCAACCAAATCCGTGAGCTTTTGACTCTCTTGGTCAGATTCGATGCTTTGGTCAGTCAACATCTCCAATGCTTGAGCGATTCTCTCGTAAACCTCTTCCGTGATTTCGAGATGTTCCTCAGCACGTTGACGAAATTCTTCTGAACGCTTAAATTCTTGTTTTTGCAAATCGAGCATTTCCTCCTGATTTGCAATAACCGTAGTGTTTGCGGCTTCTTGACGTTGTTGATGCTCGTCCGGCAGGCATTCTTTTACAAATCCCAGAATGCAGATGATAAATGTAATAATTTCCATCACTGTTTTCCACGAGATTCTGCTCTCAGACTGCTTTGCCGATTGAATTTTTTCTTCGATTGCCTCAGCTGCTTCTTCAGGAAGATATGGCGTTACTTCATCAACTGCCGCTCTGGCAGTCTCAACTGAAATGGTCGCATTCTCCTGAATCGCATACAGAGCTTTCTGATAGACTCTCTTCAATTCTTCAGAATACCTGATGTTCAGCATTGATACAGCTTCAGAAATCGAGTCGTGCATGGACTCAAAAGCATCTCGATTCATCGAAACGACCATTTCATTTACAGCTGTTCGGATGTCAGTAACAAGCTGCTCTGTAGACAAGCTTTTGCTCAAATCCTTTGTTATGTGTTCCACCTGCAAGGCAATCATCTTTTCCGACTCATTCATTTTATCACCTCCTTTCTGCCCAAGTATACCGCAGGAGGGAGCCACCCACAAGGAGGCACAAAATCACATGAACGACTTACAGATCTTCTCCAACCCCGAATTCGGGCAGGTGCGCACCGTCGAGCTTGACGGCCAGCCGTGGCTCGTCGGCAAGGACGTCGCTGAGGCACTGGGGTACAAGAACCCCACAAAGGCTATCATCGCCCACGTCGATGAGGAGGACAAACGGCTTGAGATGCTGCCGCAGGGGGCAGATACCCAAAACGGGGATGTGCCGCAAGGGGCAGAAGCCCAAAATGGGATTCTGCCCTCCGGCTTCACCAAGACCGCCCTCATCAACGAGTCCGGCCTGTACAGCCTGATCCTGAGCAGCAAGATGCCGAAGGCCAAAGCCTTCAAGCACTGGGTGACCAGCGAGGTTCTGCCCGCCCTGCGCAAGAACGGCGTATATGAGACCGTCAAGGCCCAGCAGCACATTGAGCAGCTGGAGGCCACCAACGAGCGCTTGACCGCCGCCATTCAGGCCGTGAGCACCGCCAAGGAGGAGCTTGCGGAGATCGCTGACCTGCGCAATGACTTCATCAAGCACCGCGACGATTACAAAGCCCGCTTCATGCAGGCCAAGGCCAACTATGGCAAAATCTGTGACAGCCTCCGTCAGGCCGAGGGCCTTGTGCAGCGGGCACAGGCCAAGCTTGACAGCCGCATTGACCAGCTGAAAATCGTCGCCTTTGGCCTTCCCGCGTTCGACCAGATCATGGCCGACATCTTCACCACTGAGAAAAAGGAGTGATTTTTTATGAAGAAACATTATATCCAGCTCCGTCGCTGCATGGAAGATGCCGACTTGCAGCTCAAAGACTTGGCTGCACAGACCGGCATTGGTTACAGCACCCTCAGCAAAAAGCTCTGCGCCGATTCTGGGGATACATGGATAGGAAAAGAAATCGTCGCCATCTGCAACGTGCTCCACATCCCGCAGGAAAAAATCGGCTACTATTTCTTTCCTGAAATTACAAAGGAGGTCTCCGCATGAGAATCAAATCTGGCGTTTTTTACTGGCTGGCCGTAGCCAGCGGGGGCGTTGGGATGCTGTTCGGGCTGGGCTTTGAGGGCAGCTTCGAGGCCCTCGGCGTCATCTCCGACACCGACTTCATCACCGCGATGGTGCTGCTGCTGGCCGCGTTCTTCTTCATGCGGCTGGGCTTTGCCGCCGAAGCGCGGGAGGAGCAGGAAGCCCTCCGCCGCAAGTACATCGACCGCCGCCATGCCCGCCCCCAAGAGCCGGAGTACCGGCAGAACCGGAGGGACGCATGAAGACCAAGCGCATGAAAAAGCTCCTGATGGGCATGGGCCTGTCCCGCAATCAGGTGAACCACATGGTCAAAGAGCAGCAGTTGAAAGGCTCTTCCAAAATCAGCAATGCAGCCTATTACTACGCTGTCAACCGCAGTCTTTCCAAGCCATGCTGGCGCGATTGGCTGCCGTATGTCAAGAGCCTTGTGCTAGAGTGAGCCACATGACGAGTAAACAAAAAGCCCGCTGGTGCTGGAACACCGGCGAGCCTGCAAAGGGATGATGGTTTGAACCCCCATCACCCCGAAGAATAACACACTTTGGAGGTTTTAGCAAGAGATGAAAGGTATTCTTATCGAGCCGGGCAAAGACCCGGTCGTGACTACCCTGCCGGACACGCTGCAAGGCATGGAAGCACTTTTGCAGTGTCCCTGCGCGCAGAAGGTCCTGCCCCGTACCCCTGCGGTGCTGGTGTATGGCATCTGCGGCAAGGGCCTGAACCGTACTTATCGCGGCCAGCCCATCTATGGCACTATCCTCTGCTACGGCTGGCGAAATAACCGCTTCCAGCCCCTGAACAAAGACCTGCAGGCCGAGATGCTGGACCGCCTGAAGGAGTTGGAGGTGAGGGTGTGACCACCTATATCTGCAAATGCGGACGGCGAGTGAAGAAATCCACCGATGCCAGTACCACTGGCAACCGCCTATCCGGCTATGCACCCGGCCATGAGTGCTGGGGATGCCCCTATGCCATGCCATACGGAAACTATCAATGGGATGAAAGTGCTAGAACTGTCAGCCGGGAGACTCAGGGCTACGAATGCCGGATGAGTAAGACCCTCACCTATGCGTCAGAGTTCGCTGGCTCTATCAAGGATAAATGCACTTGTCGAGTGCATAGTCTGGACTTCGACTTTCTGTCTCAGGTCTCCGCATGGATCAAAGACACTTATCCAGACAGAGAGATTTTTGGCTCGTTTTCCAAAGATATTCGTGCATCGGACTATGGATCTGATGGCCGTTACTGCCTGACTATCACCTGCACCCAGAATCTGAAAGGCGTTGCCGCAAAAAGAGAGCTGCTTGGTCAGTTCTTTACTCCGAATGGTAGCCGCAAGGACATGACACCGCAGCAGGAAATGGAAAAGATTCTTGCTGACATCAAAAAAGCAAAGGAGATTTTCTCATGTACACCTGCCCAGAATGCGGATGCTGCTGTGACCACGAAAGAGAGTGCTGCGCAGAGTTTCACGGCGGCAACACCGACCACCTCGGCGAGCGAGGCGGCTGCAAACGGCTTGACCCCCGCGCTGTCCCCGCAGAGCAGCGCATCGGCCCCTGTTGTTCCTGCGGAGACTTCTTTTGCATCCGCAGCTGTCCCCAGCTTTGACTTTTCCGCTCTGGGCGATTTGTCTGAACAGGCCGCAGCTGCCGACCAGCAGTTTGATTTGCACTATGGCGCAGCGCAAGACGAATACCTGATCTCCTGCATCTACCTTGCCCGGATCCACGCTCTGACCGCTAAGGCCGGGCGGTATGGCGGCGGTACATGGACAAAGTGGTACGAGAGCAAGGGGCTCAGCGAAGGAAGCGCTCGCACGATGGTCAAAAACGGAGACGCTTTTAATTCCGCAACTGTTGCGGAATTAAAACAGCTGCCCGAGCTGACCCGCAAAGATTTGAACCTCATCGCCCGCAGCGGGTGTGCCACGCAGGTGGTCGAAGCTGCCGGAGACAGCCAACGGGTGCAGGAGCTTTTAGCCCAGCTCAAGGCCAAAGAGTACAAGCTGAACGAAACGCAGGCCAGATTGAAGAGCGCCTGCATTCAGGAGCAGGAGTCGCGGGACGCAATGAACACCGCCAATGATCAGCTGGAAGCCGCCCACGCCGACATTAAAGGTCTGACCGAACAGAACGCCCAGCTGAAAGAGCGCGCCGACTCTGCCGAAGCCCGGGAAGAGGAAGCATGGAAGATGCAGAGCAAGGCCGAAGCCCGCGCCAAGGACGCGGAGAACCAGCTTGCAGGCTCCCGGCAGGTGGCCGAGGCGGCTAAGCGCCGGGCCGACAAGTGGCAGGCCGAGGCTGAAGCAGCCCGAAAGCAGCCCATCGCCGCCGTGGTGGACGAGGAAGAGGTGGAACGGCGGGCAAACCAGAAAGCCCACGACATCGCCGAAGACTTGGCCGCTGATATGACTGCCGACCTGCGGGAGCAGCTGGAACGAGCTACCTCCGGCAGCGAACAGGAGGCTCACAGTTCTTATGATGCTGTTCTGCTGGCCGACCGCTCCTTCCAGAACATCGGCAAGATGGTGGTTCCGTCTCTCCGCAGGCTTCCGCCCGAACAGCGGGAGCAGCTGACCAGTATGCTCGTTCACACACTCGGACAGATTCAAGGGGAGGTATCCAGATGTCTGTAAAAATCACGGCTCTCGAAGCCGAAAATGTTAAGCGCATCAAGGCGGTTGCGCTCACCCCTGCCCCCACCGGACTCACCCTCGTGGGTGGCAACAACAATCAGGGCAAGACCAGCGTCCTCGACGCGCTGGCATGGGCACTGGGCGGCGAAAAGTTTCGCCCGGCTGCGGCCCAGAGAGATGGCGCCGTCGCCCCGGCCCATCTCCGCGTCGTCCTCTCCAACGGTGTTGTCGTGGAGCGCAAGGGCAAGAATAGCAATCTCACCGTCACCGACCCCACCGGCCGCCGCAGCGGTCAGCAGCTCCTCAACGCCTTTATAGAGCCGCTGGCTCTTGACCTGCCCCGCTTCATGGAGGCCAGCGACAAGGAAAAGGCTGACATTCTGCTGCGGATCATCGGCATTGGAAACGAGCTGCACATTCGGGACATGGAGATCAAGAGCATTTACGACAAGCGCACCTTCACCGGCCAGCTTGCCCAGCAGAAAAAGCACTTTGCCGATGAGCTTATCTCCTATCCGGACGCACCCGAACAGCCTCTCAGCGCCTCTGACCTCATCCGCCAGCAGCAGGAGATCCTCGCTCGCAACGGCGAGAACCAGCGCAAGCGCAGTCAGCTTTCCCAGCTGGAGTCCAAGAGCCAAACCCTTGCACAGCGCCGGGAGCAGTTGGAAGCAGAGCTTGCTCGCCTGACGGAAGAGCAGACCGCGCTGACCACCGATCTCTACGCCGCCCGGAAATCTGCCGAAGACCTTCTGGACGAATCCACCGCCGAACTGGAAACCTCCATCCAGAGCATTGAAGAAACGAACCGCAAAGTCCGCGCCAACCTCGAAAAAGCCCGTGCCGAGGACGAGGCCAAGCACTACGCCGAAGAATACGGCCGCCTTACCGAGGCCATCGCCCAGAAGCGCAAGGAGCGTCTTGACCTGCTGAACGGTGCCGACCTGCCCCTGCCGGAGCTGAGTGTGGAGGACGGCGCTCTTACTTATAAAGGCAAGCGCTGGCGGGATATGTCCGGCAGTGACCAGCTCCGGGTGGCTGCGGCCATCGTTCGGCGGCTCAACCCGGACTGCGGCTTCGTCCTGTTGGACAAGCTCGAGCAGATGGACATGACCACGCTGGAAGAGTTCGGCCGCTGGCTCGAGGCTGAGGGCCTGCAGGCCATCGCCACCCGCGTTTCCACCGGCAGCGAGTGCCAGATCATCATTGAGGACGGCATGGTCAAGGGTGCTGACCTGCCCGTTCTGTCCGCTGCACCCGCTCAGACCAAAACATGGACGAAAGGAGCTTTCTGATGAGCAAGTATTCCGTTACCACCGGCATCCTGAACACCCCGGTCAAGGTCGTGCTGTACGGCCCCGAGGGCATCGGCAAGAGCACATTTGCCTCTCACTTCCCGGCCCCCGTTTTCATCGACACCGAGGGCGGCACCAAACGGCTCAATGTTGCCCGCCTGCCCCAGCCCACCAGCTGGGCCATGCTGCTGGACGAGGTGCGGGCTGTCACCCGGGGCGAAGTTTCCTGCGGCACACTGGTCATCGACACCGCCGACTGGGCTGAGCGTCTGGCCATCGCTGCCATCTGTGCCAAGGCCAAGGTGGACGGCCTCGAGGGCTTTGGCTACGGCAAGGGTTACACCTACGTCAAAGAAGAGTTCGGCAGGCTCCTCGATGCCCTTGAGGAAGTGCTGAACAGCGGCCACCATGTGCTGATCCTCGCCCACGCCGCCATCACCAAGTTCGAGCAGCCGGACGCGGCAGGCAGTTATGACCGCTGGACCATGAAGACCACCAAGCAGACCGAGCCTCTGCTGCGGGAGTGGTGCGATATGCTCCTCTTCGCCAACTACCAGACCATTGTGGAGAAGAGCGGCAGCGGCCCCAATGCCAAGAACAAGGCTACCGGCGGCAAGCGGGTGCTCTACACCACCCACCACGCCTGCTGGGACGCTAAAAACCGCTTCGGGCTGCCGGATGAAGTGCCCTTCGACTACGCCAGCATCGCCCACTGCATCACCGGTCCAGTCTCTGCGCCGCCTGCCGCCCCGAAGCCCGCAGCACCCGCCGAAAAGGACATTCTTCCCCCTCCCAGCGCGCCGGCACCGCAGCCCAAGCCTCAGCCGGAATCGCCCCGGGAGACCGTTCCCGAAGCCCTGCTGACGCCCGACCTCATGGCGCTGGGCGTCCCCGAGAAGCTGGCCTCGCTGATGAGCGCCAACAACGTCACACCTGAGGAGCTGCAGTTCGTCGTGGGCAAGCGGGGCTATTTCCCGGAAGATATGCCCATCAAGGACTACCCCGCCGATTTCGTGGAGGGGTGCCTTGTGGCCGCATGGCCGCAGGTGCTCCAGATGGTGCTCGACAACCGTGACCTGCCTTTCTGATTTCTTCCTCTTAGGCGCTCCGCGCCCACGCCGGGTTGCGGCTCCCCGCATCCGCTGCGCTCCCCCTGCGTCTTGCTGGCCGCCGCCCCCCCCA